TGATGTTGGGCAAGCAGACTTTAGAGAAGCAAACAGATTATTCTATATATTCTGGGAAGCTTGTAAAGCAGACACAAGATGCTACGGTATGTGTTACCTCAAAAACAGAAGATCAGGATTTTCATTTATGGCATCAGGCGAAACTGTTAACCTCGCCACAATATCAAGCGATGCGAGATTCGGTATCTTATCAAAATCAGGGGCTGATGCTAAAAAAATGTTTACCGATAAAGTAGTACCAATATCAATTAACTACCCTTTCTTTTTTAAACCAATACAAGACGGTATGGACCGTCCAAAAACAGAATTAGCGTATAGAGTGCCAGCGTCAAAGCTCACCAGGCGTAAACTTGATCAAGGCGAAAACCCCGAAGAGCTTGAAGGACTTGATACAACTATTGACTGGAAAAATACAGGTGATAACAGTTATGATGGTGAAAAACTAAAGCTGTTAGTACACGATGAATCCGGTAAATGGGAAAGACCTGATAATATATTAAACAACTGGAGGGTTACAAAAACCACACTGCGATTAGGTAGTAGAGTTGTGGGTAAATGCATGATGGGTTCAACTAGTAACTCTTTAGATAAAGGTGGTGAAAACTTTAAAAAACTTTATTATGATTCAGACGTTACAAAAAGAAACCGCAATGGACAGACTAAGTCAGGATTATATAGTTTGTTCATACCTATGGAGTGGAACTACGAAGGATTCATTGATACTTATGGAGTACCTGTATTCGACACGCCAGAAAAAGAAGTTGAAGGGCCTTATGGCGAAATCATTGACCAAGGTGTAATAGAGCATTGGCAAAATGAAGTAGATGGTTTAAAGACAGATCAAGACGGGTTAAATGAATATTACCGTCAGTTTCCTCGTACGGAGCAACACGCTTTTAGAGATGAAGCTAAAGAATCTTTATTTAATCTAACTAAAATATACGAGCAAATAGATAGCAATGAAGAAGCTAGATATTCTTCTTTATTAACTAGAGGAAATTTTCAGTGGCGTAACGGTGTTAAAGATACAGTTGTAGAGTTTACACCAAACAAAAACGGTAGGTTTTTAATATCGTGGGTACCACCTGTTAATTTACAAAACCGCGTAATAATAAAAGATGGAGTTAAATATCCTGGTAATGAACATATCGGTGCTTTTGGTTGTGACTCTTATGATATATCAGGAACAGTAGATGGTAAAGGATCTAAAGGATCTTTACATGGTCTTACAAAATTTAGCATGGAAAATGCTCCTGCTAATAGATTTTTTTTAGAATATATAGCTAGACCTCAAACGGCTGAAATATTTTTTGAAGATGTATTAATGGCGTTAGCTTTTTATGGCATGCCAATACTTGCAGAAAACAATAAGCCAAGGCTATTGTATTATTTAAAAAGAAGAGGTTATAGGAAATTTTCTATGAATAGACCAGACAAGGTTTGGAACAAACTATCCGTAGCTGAAAAAGAAATAGGTGGAATACCTAACTCCTCAGAAGATATTAAGCAGGCTCACGCTGCTGCTATAGAATATTATATAGAAACATTTGTGGGTAATTTAGAAAATGGATATGGTGATATGTATTTTCAAGAAACATTAGAAGATTGGGCCAAATTTAATATAAATAATAGGACAAAGCACGATGCTTCAATAAGCTCTGGCTTAGCTATTATGGCTTGTAATAAAAACAAATATACTCCAGTTGCTCAAAGAAGAAACAATCCTGTTTCGTTAAACTTTGGAAAATATAACAACGACGGGTCTAGTTCAAAAATAATAAAATAAATAAATGGTTTATACTAACTACAATAGTTCATTTCCAGATCAGGTAGTACCTGTAGCGGTTAAGGATTCTTACGATTATGGATTACAAGTAGGTAATGCTGTAGAGAACGAGTGGTTTAGAAGCAACCGCGGTGGGTTAGAAAGATTCACAGCTAACTTTCAAAACTATAACCGTTTAAAGTTATACGCTAGGGGTGAGCAGTCTGTACAAAAATACAAAGATGAATTAGCTATAAACGGTGATTTGTCTTATTTAAATTTAGACTGGAAGCCAGTACCTGTATTGTCCAAGTTTGTAGACATTGTTGTTAATGGTATGACTGATAAAGGTTATAAGATAAATTCTTTTGCTCAAGATCCATTTGCTTTAAAACAAAGAACTGATTTTGCCTTTGCTGCTTTACGTGATATAGAAAACAAAGATCTTATAGAAGAATTAGGCGCAGCAACAGGTAAAAACTTTTATGCAACTCCAAAACCTGAAGAATTACCAGGCAATCAAGATGAGTTAGATCTTTACATGCAGCTTAACTATAAGCAGAGTATTGAAATAGCAGAAGAAGAATTAATATCTAATGTTCTTGATTATAATAGATACGAAGAAACAAAAAGACAAATAGCTTATGATTTAGCTGTGCTGGGTATAGGTGCTGTTAAAACAAATTTTAATAAGTCAGAAGGTATAACAGTAGAACATGTTGATCCTGCTAGCTTAGTTTATTCTTATACAGAAGATCCTAATTTTGAGGATATATACTATGTAGGTGAAGTAAAAAGCATGTCATTATCAGAGGTTAAACGTCAGTTTCCAGACTTAACACCTGATCAACTAGAAGAGATACAGCAATACCCAGGTAGTACTAACTACACTTTAAATTGGTGGGGACAAGATCAAAGAGATCAAGTTCAAGTTTTGTTTTTTGAATATAAAACTTATCACGATCAAGTATTCAAACTAAAAAGAACAGAGCAGGGTCTTGAAAAAATTATAGAAAAAGACGACACGTTTGATCCACCTGAAAATGATAACTTTGATAGAGTACATAGAGCTATAGAAGTTTTATACACAGGCGCTAAAATTCTAGGTATGAATAATATGCTAGAGTGGAAGTTGTCAGAGAATATGTCTAGACCTTATGGTGATACTACTAGAGTTAATATGAATTATGTTATATCAGCTCCACGTATGTACAAAGGTCGTATTGATTCTTTAGTAAATAGAGTTACTGGCTTTGCTGATATGATACAGCTAACGCATTTAAAGCTGCAGCAAGTGATGTCGCGTATGGTGCCTGATGGTGTTTATGTTGATGTTGATGGTTTAGCAGAAGTAGATCTTGGTAACGGTACTAGTTATAATCCACAAGAAGCTTTGAATATGTACTTCCAAACTGGTAGTATTGTAGGTAGAAGTTTAACACAAGATGGTGATGGTAACAGAGGTAAAGTACCAATTCAAGAGTTACAAAGCTCTAATGGTATGGCTAAGATATCTTCACTAACACAAACGTACCAGTATTATTTACAAATGATACGTGACGTAACCGGGCTTAATGAGGCTAGAGACGGTAGTCAACCTTCTAAAGATGCTTTAGTTGGTTTACAAAAACTAGCAGCTGCTAATTCTAATACAGCGACAAAACACATATTACAATCTTTAATGTACTTAACTGTTAGAGCTGCTGAAAATATAAGTTTAAGAGCTGCTGATGCTTTGGCATTTCCATTAACAAAACAAACTTTAATGGGTAGTATAAATCAATTCAACACAGCTACTCTTGAGGAAGTCGATAAGCTTAGCATGCACGAGTTTGGTATATTTTTAGATTTAGAACCTGACGAAGAGGAACAAAATAAGTTAGAACAAAATATACAAATAGCATTACAGTCTGGAAGTATAGGTCTTGAAGACGCTATAGATATTAGAGAAATACGTAATATTAAATTAGCTAATCAATATTTAAAGTTTAAACAAAAAGAAAAGCAAGAAAAGAAAAGAGCTGAACAGTTAGAGAACATACAAGCTCAAGCTCAAGCTAATGCGCAGTCTGCTGAAAAAGCCGCTATGGCTGATGTTCAAAAAGAACAAGCCCTCGCCCAGACCAAGGTTCAAATAGAGCAAGCCAAGACTGAGTTTGAAATAAAGAAAATGGAACAAGAAGCTTTAATTAAAAAGCAATTAATGGCTGAAGAGTTTGATTACAACATGAAGCTTGCTCAAATGAGAGCTCAAGTAGATAAACAAAAAGAAGCTGATATAGAAGATCGTAAAGACGAGCGCGCTAGAATTATAGGCACGCAACAATCAGAAATGATTTCGCAACGTCAAAACGATGAACTACCTAAAAACTTTGAGTCATCAGGATTTGACTCGTTAGGAGGATTTGGACTTGAACAGTTTGAACCTCGTTGAAAATAAAATCCTTTAATTTTATACTATTATATTATGTCAACAGAAGTAAAACACGAAGGGGAATTTAAAGTAAAAAAACCTTCAAAGCCTAAAAATTTAGGTCAAACAAATAATGAAACTATTAAAGTAGATTTAACATCGCCGGAAGCTACTGGTGAGATTAAACCAGAAATTACTAAAGTAGTAATAAAAGAAGAAGACGATGCCGTTCAAACACAGGAGACAAATGATAGCGATGCTATTGTCAAAGAACCAAAAGACAGTGGCAACAGCGAAACAGTGGTTGAAGAAGTACGGGCCACCGAAGAAGAAGTAGATTCTCCTTTACAGGAAATAACAGAAGAAGAAGAGCAAGAGGTAAAAGAAATAGAACAAGAAGTGCAACAAGCTAAAGCAGATGAGCAAGTTCTAGGAAAGCCTTTACCAGAAAATATTGAAAAGCTAGTTTCTTTTATGGAAGAAACAGGCGGAACTGTAGAAGATTACGTTAGACTAAATAAAGATTACTCTAACATAGATAACACAAGTTTGCTTAGAGAGTATTACAGGCAGACCAAACCTCATTTAGATGCTGAAGATATTAGTATTCTTTTAGAAGACTTTATATATGATGAAGATCTAGATGATGAGAAACAAATACGCAAAACAAAAATTGCGTTTAAAGAAGAAGTTGGAAAAGCCAAAAACTTTTTAGATTCACTTAAGGGTAAGTATTACGAAGAGATCAAGTTGAGACCTGGCGTAACCCAAGAGCAAAAAAGAGCTATGGATTTTTTCAATCAATATAATGAAGAGCAAAATGCTGTAAAGCAAAAGCATGAGCGTTTTAAAATGAATACTAGTAAACTATTTAATAATGAATTCAAAGGTTTTGATTTCAAAGTTTCTGATAAAAAGTTTAGATATTCTGTTAAAAACACTGATCAAACAGCTGAAGTGCAATCTGATATTAGTAACTTTGTTAAGACGTTCTTAGACAAAAACGGTGAAGTTTCAGATCACAAAGGTTATCATAAAGCTTTATATGCAGCGAGGAATCCCGATGCTCTAGCAACTCACTTTTATGAACAAGGCAAAGCTGATGCTATAAAAAATCAGTTAGCCTCGTCTCGTAATATAAGTACAGAACCTCGCAAGACCGCGAGTGGTGAAGTATTTGTCAACGGTTTAAAAGTAAGGGCTATATCTGGGGCTGACTCTAGTAAATTAAAAGTAAAAACAAAACGATTTAATTAATTTTAAAATTTAACATTATGGCAGTAGTACCAGCGTTTGGTTCAATTAAACCAAGCCAAAAACAACAAGTACTAATTGACAATTATTTAAGTTTCAACGATGGAACTGGAAATGATTTTGCTCAGCAGTACTTACCAGAAATTTATGAACAAGAAGTAGAGCGTTACGGAAATCGTACGTTGTCAGGTTTCTTACGAATGGTTGGAGCAGAAATGCCCATGACATCTGATCAAGTTATTTGGTCTGAACAAAACCGTTTGCACGTAGCTTACAATGACGTATCATGTACAGGCGCTGCTACATTAACATTTGCACTAGACGCAGCGGCAGGTAAAGACTTTGTCGGAAACGTTATTTCAGCAAATGACACTATTGTAATTATGGATCCAGCTAGTGGAGCTGAATTAAAAGCATTAGTAGAAATTAGCGCTGACACATCAGCTACATTAGCTACACTAACAGTTAAGCCTTATACTCAACAAGATCTTGTTGCTGGTGGTGGTGCTGCTGGTGAAGTAGATTTTACAGGTTTAACAACTCTTAAAATCTTTGTATATGGTTCTGAATTTAAGAAAGGAACAGCTGATGGACGCGAGCGTTCAATCACTCCTTCTTTTACTCAGTTTTCTAACTCACCTATTATCATTAAAGATAAATACGAAATCAATGGTTCTGACACAGCTCAGATCGGTTGGGTTGAAGTAGCTACTGAAGATGGTACATCGGGTTTTCTATGGTATTTAAAAGCAGAGTCTGAAACACGTCTACGCTTTGAAGATTACTTAGAAATGGCTTTAGTTGAAGGTGAAAAAGTAAGTGGAACATCTACGCTAGGAGCTGGAACTGTAGGTTACAAAGGAACTGAAGGTTTATTTTCAGCTGTAGCTGGCCGTGGTAACACAATCAATAACTTTACCGGAGCAAATGGTAGTTTAGATGATTTTGATAGTATTTTGAAAAACCTTGATACTCAAGGAGCTATCGAAGAAAACATGTTGTTTGTTGACAGGAGTTTAGCTCTTGAAATCGACGATATGCTAGGTGGCGTTTCCTTAGGTACTGAAGGTGGTACAGCTTACGGACTATTTGAAAACTCTGAAGAAATGGCATTGAATCTTGGGTTCAGTGGTTTCCGCAGAGGTTCTTATGACTTTTATAAGACTGACTGGAAATATCTAAACGATGCATCAACTCGTGGAGCTGTTGCTGTTTCAGGTATTGAAGGAATTCTTATACCAGCAGGTACATCAACAGTGTATGATCAAATTCTAGGAACAAACATCCGTCGTCCATTCTTGCACGTACGATACAGAGCATCACAAGCTGATGATCGTCGTATGAAGTCTTGGATTACAGGATCTGTAGGTGGTGCTTACACTTCTGCGCTTGACGCAATGCAAGTACACTTCTTATCTGAAAGATGTTTAGTTACTCAAGGTGCTAATAACTTTGTGTTATTTACAGCGTCTGCGTAATTTGTTTATTTAAAGGTACGGGCGCTTCGGCGCCCAAAGCCTTTATTTTTTAATTATTTAATTTTATTATATCATGGCAAAAAAAGCTATAGCAGAAGAAACAATTGAGGTTGCACCTCAAAAAGTCGAAAAGACAGTAGTAAAAAAACCAACAAAACCTAGTTGGGAAATAAAAGATAGAACATATCTATTAAAAGGCGGTAAACAACCATTAACTTATATGATGCAGGGTAGACACTCTCGTAGGTTTCCTTTATTATGGTTTGATACTAATTCAAATGAGCAAAGGGAATTACGCTACGCTACTAACATGAACAGTCCTTTTAGAGACGAGCAAAAAGGAGAGGTTACGCTAGGTCATATTATGTTTCAAAATGGAGTGCTTACAGTACCTAAAGAAAAACAAAACTTGCAAAAGCTATTATCATTATATCACCCTAAAAAGAACGTTATATATTATGAGTTTGATCAAGTTGAAGTAGCTAGAGATGAGCTAGAAGATTTAGAGTGGGAATTAGAAGCTTTAAACCTAGCTAAAAATATAGACATAGACCATGCAGAAGCTATACTTAGAGTTGAGCTTGGTAGCAAGGTAGGAGCGATGAGTTCTAAAGAAATAAAAAGAGATGTAATGTTGTTTGCTAAGAAAAACGCTGTATTGTTTTTGAATTTAGCAAATGATGAAAATGTAGAGCTTAGAAACTTTGCTATTAAAGCATCAGAAGCTAATATAATTTATTTAGCACCGGACCAAAAAAGTATACACTGGTCTTCAAATAATAAAAAGTTAATGGTAGTACCTTTTGATGAAAATCCATATAGTGCATTTGCATCATATTTAAAAACAGATGAAGGTGTAGAGGTTTATAAATCAATCGAGAAAAAACTAAATTAACCTGTAACAATAGTAATGAGGCGGTTCGCCGCCTCTTTATTGTAATAAAAAAATAAAAATGGCAGTAAACGTAAATACGGTATATCAAACTGTGTTACTAATACTAAACAAAGAGCAACGGGGTTATATGACTCCAACTGAGTTTAATAATGTAGCGACACAAGTGCAGCTTGAAATATTCGAAAAATATTTTGAAGATTTAAATCAACAAGTAAGGGTGCCGCAAACAAATACGGATTACGCTAATAGACCAGAAAATATAGATGAAAAAATGTCTATATTTAGAACTTCAGGTAATTGTAACTACAATATATCTGGAAGATTTTTTAATCTACCTACGGTAGATTTTTCTGGTAATACTATATCTTCAACACAGAATTCACCAGATGAGTCAGGCTTTTATATGCTTGGCAATGTTGTTTTAAATAACGAAACAGAGTTTCAAAGAGTAGATAGAACAACATTTTACTACACAAACAAATCAGGTTTAACTAAACCATCAAAATATTTTCCAATATATCTATTAGAAAGCAATAGAATATTTGTAAGACCAGCAGATATAGCTAGCAACGTAAGTGTTGATTTTATACGCAAACCTAAAAGTGTCGTATGGGGTTTTAACGCTGGTGGTCTTGGTCAATACGTGTGGAATAAAACAGCTTATTCAAATAGCAACCCAACAGGTTCTATAAATTTTGAGCTGCACGAGTCAGAACAAACTGATATTGTTATGAAAATATTATTGTACGCTGGTATAATAATAAGAGATCCTCAAATAGTACAAGCGGCAGCTTCACAAGTTCAAGCTGAAGAAGTTAACGAAAAAAGTTAAATAAATTATGCCAATAACAAATACTCCTAATGGTGGTTTAATAGAAGAAACTAACCAACAGTATTACGCGGGTTCGCAGACTATAATATCTACAGCTAATCAAAGTGTTTTTAACTATACATTTGATACTGAGTTAGATTTTAGAAACGCAGATCCAGGATCAACAGGTTATGCTTTAAATAATTTTAAACTATACGTTAGTTCTACTGGTGCTCCTGATTCTTTTGAAGAATTTATACCTAGCAGTTCTTTATTTATACCTTATACAGTTTCTAACAACACTATAACAGTTTTAGATAGCGATGGATCAACGTTAAACATTGGTACTTATTTAGTAGTTCAATTAAAAAGTAGACGTGGTGGAAGTTTTGGAGATAGAGATGCTTACGGATCTACTGTTGAAGAAAATTATGGAAGCTATGAGTATATAAAAATAGTTGATGTAGTAAATAATTTTTTACTAGCGTATGTAGGTGAAGGCAAATTAATATCTAATGTAAAAAGAACAGATGTTATATTTCACGCTAAACGTGCTATACAAGAGTTTAGCTTTGACACTTTAAAAGTTGTAAAGTCTCAAGAGTTAACAGTACCAATTGGTTTAAGCTTGCCATTACCACAAGACTATATAAACCTTGTTGCAGCTTCTCGTATTGATAATCAAGGTGTTAAACACCCTATATATCCTACAGATTTAAGTATTAGACCTCAACAAACTCTTATACAAGATAACGATGGTATACCTGTTCAGGATAACCAAGGTACAAATACACAGGGTAATCCTTCTAAAACAAACGAGCGGTGGGATAACAACCAAATAAAAAGTCGAGAAGAACTTTATGATTACTGGGTAGGTTTAGGTTACCAAAATGGTGACTGGCCTCAAGGTTGGGGATATCCGGGGCAACAATACGGTCTTGATACTACCTTAGCAAACATTAATGGTTATTACATGATAGACCAGGCGTTTGGTAAAATATCTTTCTCTAACGATCTTACAGAGTCTCTTATAGTATTAGAGTACATATCAGATGGTCTAGCATATGAAGAAGATATGAAGATACCTAAAATGGCTGAAGAAGCTATGTACGCGCATATATCACACGCTATAGTAGCTAGTAGAATAGGTCAACCAGAATATATAGTACAAAGATTAAAAAGAGAACGTAGTGCTAAGCTTAGAAACGCTAAACTAAGGTTATCTAATATAAAACCTATAGATATCATACAAGCTTTCAGAGGTAAATCTAAATGGATAAAACACTAGAATTAAATGGCTGAAGTTAAAAACGCTTTTATTAAATCTAAAATGAATCAAGACTTGGATGCTAGATTGCTTCCAAGCGGTGAGTACAGAGAAGGATTTAATATACAAGTTAGTAAATCAGAGGGTCCTGACGTTGGAGCGTTAGAGAATGTACTTGGTAATCAAATAATACAATCAACTCAAGATAACTTAGAAGTATTAACAGGTTTATCTACCGTCAGTATAATAGGTGCTTATATAGACAAAAGCAGTGATACTTTATTTTTGTTTATAACTAACAACACTCAAGACGAATCATACAACCCTAATGGTAAAAACTTTATATATTCTTTTAATGTAACCAACGGGTTATTTACTAAATTAGTTGAAGGCGCTTTTTTAAATTTTCACACTAATTATCCTGTTATAGGTGTTAACCTTTTAGAAAACTTATTGTTTTTTACAGACAATAGAAATCAACCTAGAAAAATAAATATAAATGAAGCCAATACAAATATTGGTTCTAATATAGCTACTTACTATACTACAGAAGATCAAATATCTGTAGCTAAATATAGCCCTTATCAAGCTATAAATTTATACAAGTATCAAACAGATCCCGTACCTTATGGAGGCCAAGCAGAGTTTGTAACTACAATGCAAGATGCTGTTAGTGAAAAACTGCCTGACGGTACAACTGACAATCCTTATTATGACGCTACATATCCTGGAGATCAAGATTTTTTAGAAGACAAGTTTGTTAGGTTTGGTTACAGATTTAAATTTGTAGATGGTGAATACTCTGTATTTTCTACGTTCACACAAGAAGCTTTTATACCTCAACAAGACGGTTATTTTTTAGGTAATGATCAGTATATTACACCTGGAGATGATTCAAACATAACTGATGACGAGGCTAATACGTATAGAAGCGGTGAAGTTTCTTTTATGATTAATAAAGCTAATAAAATTAATTTAGTAATACCTATAGAGTCTGAAAATTTTATTGAAGATCAAAATATTGTTGAAATAGATATTCTTTACAAAGAATCAGATGGGCTAGCTGTACAAGTAGTAGACACCTTAGATAAATCATATATTGAAAATAATATAACAGAATATACTGGATTATATTTTATAGAATATGAATATCAAGGTAGAAAACCATATAAAACGTTACCAGAAAGTCAACTACTTAGAGTGTACGACAAAGTACCTGTTAAGGCTTTTGGACAAGAAGTTTCAGGTAATAGAATTATATATTCTAATTTTCAAGACAAGCATACTCCTCCTGTTAATTTAAATTACAATATAACAGTATCACCTAAATTTAATTTTAAAGTTTCAACACCTGGTGTTTCTATTAATCCAACTGGGTATAATACTAGTATTGTAGAATATCCAGAGCACACGGTTAAACAAGATAGAAATTATCAAGTAGGTGTTGTACTTTCAGATAAGTTTGGAAGATCATCTACTGTTTTATTATCAGCTTTAGATAGCACTAGTCCAACAGGACTTGATGAAGGTGTATTTTATGGATCTACAGTGTTTCATGAATACATAAACAAAGCGCAATATCAAGGTGATTACAAACCAAATGCATGGGCTGGTGATTCAATAAAACTAATATTTAACGATAGTATACAAAAAGAAAGCGATAGAGCTGGATATCCAGGTGTTTATAACGGAGATCCAACAAAAACTGAATATAACCCGTTAGGTTGGTATAGCTATAAAATAGTTGTTAAACAAACAGAACAAGAGTATTACAACGTATATTTACCTGGTATACTAGAAGGCGATCCTAACGCGCCTACAACTGCTGGCAACCCAACAGGTACGATAGCTACAATACCTTTAATAGGTGATAACGTTAATAAAGTTCCTAAAGAATTAACAAACGTAAACCCTACTCAAAAACAATTTTCAAGTAATACTGTTTTATTTCCAAGAGTTACAGCAAATTTTGTTGATCAAACTAATCCTACTTTTAACGAAGCTTTTTTTCCTACAAGCAAAGGTGTTAATGTAGCCGCTTTAGGTGATTATAGAGATTTGTTAAGAGATACAAATGGCGATCCTATAGATCCGCTTAGTGATATTTACGAATCAACAACAAATCCTTTGATAGCCAGACTTGCAACTGCTAATTCTGGAGTAGCTTATTCAAGTGATATTCTAGGAAGTTTTCCTACCAAAAACCCCCAACCATATCCTTATTATTTAAGTGTATTAGAAACAAACCCTGTAGTTTCAAGAATAGAAATATATTACGAAACATCTACATCTGGTTTAGTTTCAGATTTAAACACCGCTACATTAGAAGGCGCTCTTACACCTGTTGAATTAAAAGATTGGAATTTTACTTTAAACGAAAACGACGCTATAGGCAATCAAGTTAGTGATCCTTTTTATGTTACTCAAGTAGATCCTTTACAAGGTCTTATACCAGCAACTAATTCAACATTAAATTCTTTTATTGTTATAGATAACAACGGTGTTGATAGAACTGTTGATTTTCAAGTAGTAAAAGTACCTGGTGGTGGAGCTTTAAGTTATGATACTTATTATATAACCACAACTACTACTTTTGTTTATACTTCTGAATCATCAACTGGTGATGGTAATTTTGAATTTTCATTTAATTTTAGCATAACAGGGCAATCCACAAGCGAAACTTTTTTAAGGAATGGTCTTTTACAAAACTCTAATCCTACAATATTAGCTACCGACGGTACAGCAAATTTACCTACGTCTATACAAATAAACCCTGGGGATATAGATATATATCAATTTACAGGTAAAAACGGAACTGTTAGTCAAGATCCTGGTGATAGAAATATAGATTTATTTTGGAGTATAACTTCTGGTAATGAAACTGAAAACTTTGAAATAACAACTAATGGTCTTTTAAAAGCTATTGGTGATAATATTACTGGTAATTTTAATTTAACAATACGTCTTCAAGACGGCGGTGGTGCTTTAGATGAGTACCTGTTGCAAGTTACATCTGATGTTATACCTAATCTTACTTTTATTAATGATAGTTTTTGGTGTACTCCAACAGCACCTATAACGCTTAGTGCTGGCAATGGTAGTAGCTCAGGATTTTATTGGACATCTTCAGCTGACAATGCTCAGTCGAACGAACCATACGTAAGAGATATAAATACTAGTTTACAACTACCTAGCACGCTAGGTGGATATGATACTAGATCACAAACAGCGCAACAATCAGGCTGTAACATGTTTACTTTTTCTAATACTAATTTTACTAGCAAAGGAAATTATACTGATAATTTAGTTGTAAACCAAAGCCCACAAACTGATACAAACTTGCAATCAGGAACCGCATTTGTACAGGTTACTGCTAACGCTAGACAACCTTACTATAGCGATGCGTCAGGTAGCGGCATTGGTCAGGGTTGCATAAATGGTTTTGATGGTTTATTAAAAGTTACATTTCCAATAGTGTTACAATATAGAGATCCTAACAGCTCTAGCTATCCAAACAATTGGATTACAGCTATTGATACTGAAGGTGTAGACTGTACATTTGGAGGTGAGCAACAAACTAGTAGTAACCCTAGACTTGCTTATAATAATAACTTTGGTTTTTCTAAATCAGGTGTATTAGTTGAAAGAAACATATCTAGTCTATCTACGCCTGGTGGAAATCCAGACGATACATCACAGGTTAATATACAAATGTTTAAAGAAGGATTAGACGGTTGGCAGCAACCTTACGAACAGATAAGTGGTGGAGATGCTATAGAAAACGGAGAGCAACAAGTTTCTGGTTGGACTGTAGAAGCAACTACTCAAGGTGAAATAATTAATCCATCAACTTTTAGATTAAAAACTTTAGATTTATATGGGCAAAAAGCTTTGAAGTTTTTTGATTTATTTTTAACAAGAAATAATTCAAATTCATCAACACCTTTTACTGTAAAGGTAAAAATAAACGGAGAAGATATTGAAACTCAATATGTTACAACTAATAATTTTAATAATAGTTACAGGGTACAATTAAATAATTATAGATCAGAACAAGGGAAAAATTTTACAGTATTTATAGAAGCTGATAGTAATATATCTTTTGATTCAATAGCTTACGAAATGAGCGACTTTGGTAGTGGTCAAGCTAATACATCGTCAGAGTTTTCTACAGCTTTTGAATATGTAGCTACTTCTTCTACAGATGCGGTTTACACAACTGTTTTAGCATCTGAATCTAAACTTACAAAAACTTTTGCTTTTGGTAGAGATCAATACTACAACGAAAGACCAGATAGATTTGGTGATTACAGACTTATAGTTAGATATCCTTTTGGAGATTACCCAGCGCCTGTTTCTTCAACGTGTGGTGGTAATGGTTTAGCTACAGTAACGCCTACTGGTTGTCCAGACAACGATGTGTTTAAGTCTACAAATAACATTGATTTTAGTGATGTGAAAATGCAATACGGTGATTTCTATAATCCTGTAGCAGCTGGAAAACCTTGTTTACCTACAGAGTATAGTGATATTATTAATCCTTCTTCTTACGAATATAAAATATCTACAATACCTATTAATGATATAGATCAAAATACATCTATAGAATTAGCTTCTAGAATACTACCCACAAGAACTGTATACGCTAGAGAGTGGCATTGTAAATATATAACAAAGTTATATACAGACGCCGCGCTTCAAAATGAAGTAACAAATTTAGTTAGTGGTTGGTATAGTTATTCTTTAGCAACTGATGTCTCTAGAGTTGAAACTAGTGGCATGCAAAGTTATGACTTTGTGTTATCACAAAACGATAGATCACACTCTCAAGAACAAGGAGCAACAATAGCTAGTATAGATTCTAACGAAGAAAGACGTTGGGTAGCTTATTTTACTAATGGTGTTAAACAAGCCGCGTCGGCTGTTTCTAATATATTTGGAACAAGTGGTTTTAGTGATATAGGTGACGATGATGGTGATGCTGATTGCGTTGGAATTAATATATATCCGCAAAGTTATTTTGATGAAGAAAATCAATTTGAGAGTAACTCAAAAACATTAGCATATACTACCTGTGGTGGTGTTTCTAGTACAATAAGCTTTAGTCCTAGCGGTATTATTGGTCAAAATACACAAGAGTATTTTACAGTTTGTGTAGATAGAACTCAACTAATAACCATAGATAATCAACCAATAGATCCAGGAATTGATTCTGATAGCGATTGTTCTAGTTCTGGTGGGTTCGGTGATACCTTACAAGAGGATCTAGGTAACTAGAGTAATATAATAAAAAAATAAGTGATAATAAAATATGCCAGCTATAATAGAAGTTAAGTATTTTAACGCGTTTGTATTAAGAAAAACATTTAACGCAGGTGATGTTCCTACTTGGGGTGGTTCTAGAGGTGATAACACTTACAACCAGCCTATTACAGCTATAACGCAAGATAACAAAGCTTGGTTTATAGAAGAGGCTAGAATAAAAGGCGGGTTTAATAATACGTCTGTAAGTTTTGGTACTAAGGCTTATTTAATAGAAGAAGAACCTAAAGCAAATTTTAGAATAAACTCTCTTATATATTCTGGTATATTTAACTCTAGAACAGGGGTTAATAACACTAATCAATTTCCAGCCGATAAAGATATAACTAAATCTGTAGATCCTGCCAATGGTAGTATACAAAAGTTATATGCTGAAGATACAAACCTTATTATATTTCAAGAAAATAAAATTAGTAGAGCTCTTATAGACAAAGATGCTATATACTCTGCCGAAGGTGGTGGCAGTGTTACGTCTTCAAATTTAGTTATAGGTCAAATAGTTCCTTATGCTGGTAACTTTGGTATTAGTAAAAATCCAGAAAGCTTTGCTGTATACGGTTTTAGAAAGTATTTTGTTGATAAAAATAGAAACGCTGTGCTTAGATTATCTCAAGACGGTCTTACAGAGATATCTAATTATGGTATGAAAGACTTTTTTAGAGATCAATTAACTTCTTTAGATACTAGTAATGTAGATACTATAGGTGTAAAACCTGGTAAAATTGTAGGTGGTTGGGACACGTATACAAAACAATACGTTGTATCGATGCAGCCTAATGTTAATAACGAAATACAATCAGATTACGATAATTATAAAACACTTTCTTTTGACGAAGACGTAAGGGGTTGGACTAGTTTTTACAACTACAAACCTTCGTTTATGTTTAGCTTGAAAGGTAAATTTTATACTACACCGG